GGCATACCCGCCACCGTAGACATAGCACACGTAGGACGAGGAAAGCCCGGACACCGAGCGGAGCCACCAATCGATCCGCGATCCTTGGATGCGGTCCTTCGTCTGGGCAAAGATGGGGAACTGGCAATCGAATCCGGCCGAGTATCCCGGAGTTCCCCACACGCAGCACCCGTATACCTCCATTTCAGACGGCGACCAAACCGGCCCGAGGTCGGCCCACGCCCAGTTGTTGGACGCGGTGAGCGCGCCCGACGCGCTGTAGCGCGTTTCGAGTAATACGCGCTGGTTGAGGATGCAGTCGCGGACGATCTGCGGAAGCATGGGGTAGTACACCTCGGTTTCCCAGCGGTGGAGGTTGCTCACCAAGTACGGGTGCGCGTTGTCGGCGGTGCCCTGGTTCGTCGCGGTCGTGTTCCACATGATGTACGATCCGTTCACCGCGTCGGCACCGGCAACGGCTACCGGTGCGCTCGGAACCATGGCGACATGGTGGCCCTTCGACGTGTCTCCGCAGTACAGGTACGGATCGACCGCGCCGATGCGGTAGCGCACGACGTTCCCGTTGGTGAGCGTCACGTCTATGAAGTCCTTGATGCGCATTCCCGCGAAGTTGCCCGCGCGCACTCGGGCGCGCAACCATGCCCAGACGTTCGCGTAATTCGCAATCTCGCCCGCGAACAGCGCGGCGAGGCTTTGGCCTGCGTAGGTGTCCGTGTCGATCTGCCGCGCGTACTCCGACGCGTTCACGGCGTTCTGGCCGCTGGTGCGGGCGCTCTCGTCCTTGATGGTGTACGTGGTGCCCCCCACGCCCAGTTTGCTGATATCCGCCATGTTCCGTTCCTTTCTAGGTAAGTGATGCCGTCTCGCCGCTGACCGATGCGCTCTTCATGGTCGCTACGCTTCCGCTTGCGGCTGCTTTTGATGCGGGGGCGTATAGTGTCCCGTCCATGACGAGGTAGCCGCCCGACAGCTCCGCAGCGAGGTTCCCGAGCTTGTCCACGCTCGCCTTGAGCGTGGCCACCTCGCCGTCGCCGGCTCCGTTGCTCGCGATGCTGTTCGCGATCTGCAGCGCGTTGCTCGCCGCCGCGTTCGCGTTGCTGGCCGCTCCCTGCGCCTGCGATGCCGCGTTCGTCGCCGACCTCGTGGCCGCTGTCGCGTCGGTTGTCGCCTTCTCGGCGTTGCCCGTGGCCTCCTTCGCCTTCGCGGTCGCCGTGTCGGCGTCGTCCGCCGCCTTCGATGCCCGGTCGGCCTGCTCGTTCGCGCTCTTGGCCGCCGCGTTCGCGTCAGCGGTCGCCTTGGCGGCGCTCTTCTCCGCCGCGTTCGCGTCCGCAGCCGCTTCGGTCGCCTTCTTCGCGGCGTCGTTCGCCGCCTTGGTTGACTTGTCGGCGTTCGCCTTCGCCGTGTTGAGGTCAACGACGGCATGCTGGAAAACGGAGAAGTCGTTATCTGACAGCGCCGCGCTCCCGTCAACCGGATCGACGTCCACGAAGATCCGGAAGTTCTTGCTGCCCGATATCGCGGCGCGGTTGCCGTTCAGGTAAACCATGATTCGGGCGAGCACGGTTCCCTGCCGCTGCATCGCGGTGGGGTAGAGCACTCGCCATCTTCCGTGCGCCGCGTCCACGGCGGAGAACGGCGTCAAGCCCTCGCCGCCCTTCTCGTGGCCCCATGCGAGGTACACGGCCATGCCGGTCGTGTTCGCCGGTTCCTTTCCGTCGAACAGCGACAGGTCGATGCCGCGCCCGTTGGCGTCTCCCTCGTTCGCGTACAGGTCGCCCACGTGGCCGTCGGCGCAGTCGAGCGTCACGGCGCTCGTGTACCATTGCGCGCTAATTGCCATTGATCATTCCTTTCACTTCGCCTATCGCCTCCGCCAGCTCGGCCTTCGTCGGGACCGATTCAAGCGCCGGCAAGATCGACGTTTCGAGCAGGTCGAGGATCGTTGCGAGCTTCGCTTCGGTCTCGCCATTTAGCGCGCCTGCCGCCGCCGGCACCGAACCGTCTGATATTTCTTCCATACGTGCGCCTCCTTACCAGACGAGCGTTTGGTGGAACTCGCCATTGAGCCATCCGAAGCCCTTCGATCCGCAGCGGCATTGCACGCCGTCCGACGAGATGCGAACATAGTGCGAATCGTCGAGCTTGAGCGTTACGTATCCAGGCCCCAAGAACAGGCCCTGCGTGCTGCTGTATTGCAGCTTCACGAGCGGCGTTTCCCCGATGCTGTTTCCTCCGCATCGCAGGAAAAGCTGCTCGTTCGGCTGCTGCAGATACGTGTTGTCGAAATAGGGCGGATGAAGCCATAACTGCTTGTAGAACGTGCTTGCATGCAGGAACGGCTTGTCGAAGCAGGCCATGCCGACGCCCGTCGTCTTCCCGCTCGAATCGGAGACGGCGCGAAGCGCCTCCACGTCGAAGTAGTTGCCGTGCGTGTTCACGAACGAAGCGCCGGGGTTCCCCGCCGCCGTCGTGCCGGTCGTGAGGTAGAGCGACGAGGACACGCCCACGGCTCTGGACATGAAGAACGCCTTCCCGTTGGCGATGACCGTTCCGGCGATCATGGAGCCGTTCTTGTCGCGCACTTGGAACCCGAGCGACGGCGACACCGTTACGGTGTTCCCGTTGGTGTCGGTGATGTTGATGATGCCGTTGCGCATGTTGATCACGCCGGAATCGAGGTCGAAGTACGAGCTGCCGCCGGTGATGCGGCCGGTGTAGATGCGATCCGCCACCATCCCGTCGCCCGTCATCGCGGTTTTGAAGTACCAGTTCCCGTTGCTGTACTTGCTGTTCGCCACGGCCACGATGCCGCCGCCGATCTTCACGCACTTGGTCGCGTACTCGGGGCGGGAGTTGTACACGAATATGCCCTTGCCGGGTTCCTCGTACACCCAGCCGCCCGTCGTGTTCACTTCCTCGTTGATCATATCTATGAGCTGTTCGCGGATATCGGAGGGTATCTTGTCCATTTCGGCCTTGAGCGCGGCCACCTGGTCGTCGCCGTGCTTGATCGCCTCGTTCACCTCCTGCTCGAACCTGTCGCCGAGCGCCCCCATGTTCCTGTTCGTCTGCGCGTTCGAGGCGTTGACGGCGTTCTGCGCGTAGGAGGCCACCGAATCCGACGATTCGCGGATCGCGCTCTTCTGGGCCTTGAACACGTCCGCGAGGTCGCCGAAGTTTCCGAACTCGTAGGTCGTGTTCTCCTCTTCGAGCTGGTCTTCCTTCACCTTGTTGATGCGGGCCATCACGCGCACGCCGAGGTCGCCGTCGATGACGGCCACGGCGTCGCCCTCGTCAGCGCCCTCGAACCCGACGCCGGCGTTCCGGGTCGCGGCGACGGACGCCGCATAGCTCACCTTCGGCACGCTGCGCACGGCAAGCTCCGCCCTCGTGAGGCGCAGCAGCTCCGCCGGGTCCTCGCACTTGTCGAACGTCGCCTCGCCGAAGACATGGGCCTTGCCTCCCTTGCCGTCGGGGCGGCCCCACCTCTCGCGGGCCGCGTCGTCTCCGATCCACTTGACCCCGCCGTTCGCGTCCGCGAACGACAGCTTGCGTGAGTAGCCGCCGGTGAGGTTGCCGTCCTCGTCGGTCGTCTCAAGCGACGCGCCCCAGCCGTAGAGCGCCGTGCACACGTCGTCTTCTGACACGGTGCGCCGGCACTCCGACAGGTCTTTGCTGTAGGTGAACCGCTTGCCCGTGTCGGACCCGACGTGCGCGAGCAGGCTCACGCGGCGCGACACGACGCGCGAGCCGGAAACCGCGATATCGAAGCGCAGCTCGCCGCCGAAGGCGTTGGCCACGTCGTGTATCGCCTGCCACGCGCTCGCGTGGTAGAAGTTGACCTGTGCCGTGCCGAGGTCATCGACCTGGCCGACAGTCCACCGCGACGACGATAGCGCCGAGGCGAGTGCGGTCGCCGCCGAGCAGTTGCCGGGGCGCTTGTCCTCGATGTAATCGCCGCGCAGCTCGATGGCGGAATTCGGGCAGTAGTGCGTGCGCTCCACGCCCGTGTCGGCGTGGCTCTCGTCGCAGCTCCCGACGATGTTCTCGCGCCAACGGCCCTTGAGGTCGCGCCAAACGATGCGATCGCCCTTGTCGAGCACCGCGAACGAGACGATCTCGAGGCTGTTCTCTCCGTTCAGCTCGCGGGTGTCGATGCACGAGGCGAGCGTCTTGATCGCGCCCTTGTAGTTCTCCCAGCGGTCGCAGACGAATAGCTGCATCTAGCGCCACCTCTCCGTCCACGCGACCGTGCCCGTGCCGCTCGACAGCCGAAGCGACGCCACGCCCGGTTCGAGCGCGAAGAAGTCGCTCTCGAACGTCACGGGCGCGTTCGCGCCGTTGACGGTGGCGTTCGGCGCGGCCATGTCGAACACGACCACCGACGAGGACGTGAGCGCGGCGGTAACCTGCACGAACCTGCCCGTCGCGTTGTCGGTGAGGCGGAGGAACGAAACGCTGCCGCCCGGACGCGCGGTCACTATAGGTTCGGTCGGCCACGTGCCCCCGACCTCGAACGTGGCGGCGGGGGATAGCGACGTCTCGCGGTCGCGCCCGTAGGCTATGGGATCGTACGCGGTGAACTCGATATCGCACGTGCCCGTGTACCACAGATTGCTCAACGCGGCCTGCGTGGTCATGATCGCCATATAGTGCACGTCCGGCTCGTCGTCGAGCACGAGCGGCCTCGGCTCCGATGCCATCAGCACCGGGGCGACCTCGCGGCGCAGGCGCGCCATGGAGGCCCCTGGGCGCGCCCGCCATCGCAGCTTCACCGGGATCACGATCGGCTTCACTTTCGCGCGGACGAAGCGCGCTCCGGCAAGCCCCGGAACGTCGCGCGTCGCCACGTCAAGCTCGGGCGATATGCGCCGCTCGAACGATGCGCTGAACCACTTCGACAGATCGCAGCCGTTGAATATCATTACGCGAACAGCTCCTTCCGTTTGAACTCGCGGGCGATGGCTTGCGATAGCCTTTCTATGTCCGCCTCTTCCCTCACCGTTGCGCTGACGTAGATGTTCACCTCTACGTCGCGCGCCTCGCCGCCGCCGATGCCTGCGGCCACCGCGTCGGCGAAGGGCTGCATGTTCCGCCCTCGCAGCGGCATGACGGCCTCGGGGCCTGCCTCTCCGACGCCGATGATCGACGCGGCGTTGAAGATGCCGCCCGTGGCGTACCAGTCCACGCCGATGGTCGGGATGCTCGGCGGGTTGAGGCTGAAAGAACCGCTGATAGAGAAGTGGGGGAGGCTGATGCGCGGCAGTTCGAGCTTGCAGCCGGAGAAGAACCCGGATATCGCGCTTATCGCGTCGGAAACGGTGTTCTTCGCCCCGCCCATGACGTTCGATATCGTGTTGGCGATGCCGTCGAGCACTCCCGAAATGGCCGACGACGCGGCGTTGAACCCGCCCTCGACCACGGAAACGATGGTGTTGATGACGCCGGAGAAGATGGACGAAATGGTGTTCCACACGCCGGAGACAATGTTCGATATCCCGTTCATGATGGATTCGACGCCCGCCTGCATCTGCGAGAAATCGCCGGTCACAACGCCGTGGATGAAGCCGCAAACCGTTTGGAATATGCCCTGGATGACCGACAGCGCGCCGCTGATGATCTGCGATACGCCGGTCATCACTCCCGTGATGGTCGCGAGGATCGCCGCGAATACGTTTCCCACGGTGTCCATGAGGCTGGTAACCACCGGTATCACGGTCGATAGCACGAACTGGATAGCCGCGTCGATTACCGGCATGATCGCCTGCATCACCGTGGTCACGCTCTGCTGTATGGCGGTCATCGCCATTTGGATGTAGGGCATGAGGAACGCCGCCACCTCTTGGACCTTCGACGAAATGGCGTCCCACGCTCCCATGACGGCGTTGCGGAAGCCCTCGCTTGTGTTCCAGAGGTACATGACCACCGCCACAACGCCCGCGATGGCCGCGACTACGAGCGCGACCGGACCGAGCAGCGCGCCGAGGGACGCGCCCATGCCTCCCGCTGCTGCGCCCGCTCCCGTTGCGGCAGCGCCGAAGCCGGCTATAAGCGATCCGATGTTGCCGATTGCGCCGGCGAGGCTCCCGACGATGACGAGCAACGGGCCGATGGCCGCAGCCACGGCCGCTATCCCGATGATCGCGCGCTGTCCCTCCGGGCCGATGGACGCGAACCAATCCTTGAACGCGGTCACGCCCGAAATGAAGCCCTCGATGGCAGGGCGCAGCGTTTCCACCAGCGTCCCGCCGAACTCGATCATCACGTTCTTTATCTCGTTTATCGCCTTGTTCAGGTCCCAGGAATCCGTCTGCATCTTCTCGAACGCTTCATCCGTGGCACCCGATGCGTTGTTCATGGCGTCGAGGTTCGCGGTGAACCCGTCGATCCCGTCGCCCGCTATGGCGAGCGCGGCCTTCCCGGCCTCTGCGCTCCCGAAAAGCTCGTTCAGGCTCACGCCGTTCTCGTCGGCGTACTGGCGGCACGCATCGAGCACTTCGCCGAGGCTCATACCCTCGGCCATGCATTCCTTGAACGACTTTCCGAGCTTTTCCTTTACGATCTTTCCAACGTCGGAACCGGAATCGCCCAGCTCGTTGATCATCCCGGAAAGGTACGTGGTCGATTCGGCGGTGGCGATGCCCTTGGCCGTGGTGGTCGCGTACGCCGCCGCGAGGTTTTCAAGGCTCACGCCGTAGGCCGACGCGGTGGGGATGACCTTGCCCATGGCCTGCGACAGCTCGCCGACGGTAGTCTTGCCCTTGTTCTGCGTCATGAGCAGCACGTCGGACACGCGGTTTACCTGGTCGGCCTCCATGCCGTACGCGTTCATGGTCGTGCTCAAGAGGTCGAGCGCCGACGCGGAATCCGTGAAGCCCGCCGTGGCCAGCTTCGTGGCGTTGCTCACGAAGTTAACGGCGTCCCCGGTGGATTGCCCTGCCGATATTGCGTTGTATACGTTATCGGCGATAACGGATGCCGCCACGCCGGTGTCATCAGACAGCTTGAGGATCGCGCCGCGCAGGTCGTCGAGCGGTACTTCGGTGGTGTCGGCGATGGTCGATACCTTCGCCATGGCATCGTCGAAGTTCATGCTCATTGTCGCGCATGCGACGCCAGCCGCGAGCACCGGCGTCGTGAGCTTGAGGGTAAGGCCCTGCCCTGCGCTCGTCAGCTTGTCTCCGAACTGCTTCGCGGCGTCCGCACCCTTCTGCAGGCCGGACCAGTCGAGCTTTCGGTCGGCGTCCTCGATGCTCTTGATATCGGCTTTGACGGAGGCGACGCCCTTTTTCAGCGGTGCTTCGTTGAGTACCGCTTCTACCTCCACGCGCCCGTCAGACATTGCCCACCTCCGCGCCCTTGGCGACGGCCTTCAACGCGGCGAACAGGTCGCGGCTGCGGTTGTTCTGCTCTTCCATGGCATCGGCCGGCGAGGCGTCGGCGGCCTTGAGCGCGAAATGGCTGCGGCGCGCGCTCCATGCGTCGCACTGCTCTCCGTTGTACTTCGTGCGCCTCGGTGGCTTGGCCGTGCGGTAGTAGATCGCCTGGGCGAACGGGGTTTGGCCGTCGTCTTCGACAAGCTCGCCGAGCAGTGCGCACACGTCCGCGAACGACAGCCCGTCGGCAGCTTGGTCCCAGGTGATCCCGTAGGCGCTCATGAACGACGCCTGGATGCGCGGCGCGTCGGATTCCCAGTCGAAGACGGCGCGCTCGTGGGGCTTGGTGCCGGTCACGTCGAGGCCGCACGCGTCCCACAGCACGCACGCTATGAGGTCGTCGAGCGATTCGCCGGCCGCCTCGATTGCCTTTTCCGGCTCCGGGAACAGCATCGCGAGCAGTATTTGGAATTTGTCCTCCGGCTCAAGCTCCTTGTCGGCGAATAGCTCGATGACGAGCAGCATGTTCCGGGCGGAATCGCACACGAGCACCGAGCGGCCGCGCCAGTCGTACCAGTGGCACAGCCGCCCGCCTTCGTGCTCGCTACGCCTTGTGAGGCTCGGGCTGCGCATTGGCGATCTCCTTGAGGTAATGCGCTGCCTTGTTGCCCCTGAAAGCCTTGATTCGGTCGATGATCGCCACTTCGATCTCGCTGAACACGAGGGCCATTACCATGTTGGCCTCCTCCGGCTGCACCGGCTCGCCGTCGCCGCATGCCACGAGGATTTCAAGGTAGGATTGCTCGCCGATAGCCCCGCATATCGCGGGGCGCATGAGGTCGGCCATGTCCTTGGCGATCTTGTCGGCCTCCGGCCCGCAGGCCGATTCGAGGGCCTTGCTCGCCTCCTGTATGGCCTCCATCTTCTCGCGCGAGCTTCGCAGCAGTTCCCAGTTCTTGTTCACGCTCGAATCGCGCAGGTCGATACGCGCGTGCACCGTCTCGTCCCCAAGCTCGATATCGAGCGGTTCAAACAACTTCCCGAAAGCGATGATCTTAGCCATTTCTTCGCCCTTTCTTGCGCGCTGTGGGCAAAGGAAGGGCCGAGGCGCAGCGCGTTCGCCTCGGCCCTCGGCCTAATGTATTTGCGGTGTCGCGCCGCTCTATGCGGACGCCCCCACCGTCACGTCAACGACGGCGCAAACGCTGGGCTTCGCGGCGCACTTGACCGAGAGGCGCGTCTTGCCGGCCTTGACGCCGGTGACGTTGCCCTCGCTATCGACGGTGGCGAACTCGTCGTTTTCGATGGCGAACACGCAGCGGTCCGACGCGCTGCTCGGCGTCACGGTCGCCGTTGCCGCGACCGTCTTGCCGACGGCCACGGCCCCGACTGTCGCCGTGACCGATTCGGGCAGAACGGTGGCGTCGGGAGGGATGACGCGCGGCGCGCCGTTGAAGTGCAGCTCGTTCGAGAACTCGTTCTTGCTGTTAGCGTCGCCGTTAGCGCCGAGCGCCTTGATGTTTGCGATGGTCACGCTCGATTCGACCACCTCGCCGGCCGGGTCGGTGATGCGCAGCGTGGATTTGCGGGCCTCGCCGCGCACGAACTTGAGCGACGCCACGTAATCCTGGTATGGGTCGCCGTGGCGGCGATGCCCCGAAACGCTGATGATCTCCTGACCGCCCGTGACGTCAGAGCTTGCGTTGCCATCGCCATCGTAATAGGCCGTCTGGTCGATCTCCTCCGACGGGTCGCCGTCGATGGTGGCGATGCCCGCGCCGATGCGCGCGAACGTGCGCTTCACGGCGAACGGGGTGATATCCAGCTCGTAGAGGTGCGTGTGGTTGGGTGCGAATCCGATATCCATTAACCGAAGTCCTTTCTCGTTATGTTGATAGTCGCGTCGAACGCCCAGACGAAGAAGCCCGATTCGTCCCACGGGATGGGGCGGGGGAACGCCGTCTCGACGCTCGCGACGCGGTAGGAGCCGTTCCGCGAATCGAGCGGGCGGGTGCGCAAGATACGCTCGGCCTCCATCGCGTCGCCCATGGCGTCAAGCTCGCTTCTCCGCTTCGCCATGACGGTGAGCCGCAGCGGGGTCGCCACCTCGCCGTCGTGGTAGCGCGTCTGGCGCGATGCGACGCCGAGCGACACGACGACGGCCTCGGGGTGCTTCGACGAATCGGGCAGCGTGGTTACCACGTCGGCGATGCCGGCCTCTTTCAGGCGTTCGCGCACCACGTCGAGCAGATCGAACCTCATGCGCCGCCCCCGAACAGCCCGCCGGCGAAGTCTTCGAGCGCGCCCATGTCGCCGCCCTTCAACCGCTCGTCCCAGTGGTCGCCCGTGCCGGCCTCCGAGTGGTTCATGGGCACGTAGAAGTGCCTCGCCGCATAAGGCGTATCCCAGACGAGCACGCCGCCCCTGTAGTCGCTGTTCATCGGCTCCGACGAGCGCAGCGTCGTTTCCTCGACCGGCACGTACTTGCGAATGAGCGATGCCGCCTTCATGGCGAACAGCTCTTGGCGCTTCTCCGCCTCCGCGTCGCCGAAGCGGCTCTCCATGGCCGACAGGTCGATGCGAACGGTCATCTAGCGCACCTCCAATTCCCAGTGATGGACGCGCCCCGCGAACTGCTCGCGGGGGTGGCATGCGTTGACGCAAACCTCGGGCGCTCCGTCGATGCTCACCATCGAGCCGGCCGGCACCTCGAACGCTCCCTCGCTGTTCACGGCGTCGATGAACACGATCCCGGTGGTGCCGTCCTGCAACTGGTAGTCGGTGCGCCTGATCCCCGCCGCTTTCTCGTAACGCACGTGCCCGATGGCGACCGGCTCGGCGAACTCTCCGCCGTAGTCGCCTTCAAGCGGCACGCGCACGGACGCGGTGCTCGGGAGGGCGCGTTTCGGTATCTGCAGCATGGTGCTATCCGATCCCCTGGTAGAGCAGCCCCGAGCCTTGCAGCTCGCGGCGGATGGCGCGGCGCATGTCGAGGTCGTAGGCGCTGACGCCTGCGGTTCCCGCCGCCAGCGTGGCGGAGAACGCGCCGACCGCAACGCTGGCGACGTTCTCGCCGATCCCGCCGGATGCGCCGTAGGCCGCATCAACATCGACGGCGGCGCACACAGCGCCGACGTACGCCGTCGCCTGCCGCTCGCCGTCCGGCTCGTTGAGGCCCATTACCTCGCGCACGGACGCGACGGCGGAGGCGAGGGACGCGCCGAACGCCTCCTTCGCCAGCTTGCCGCCGCGCGCCGTGTACTCATCGTATGAGACGCTAGGCGTCATCGCCCTCGCCCTTCTGGCCGGCGTCCTTGCCGCCCGCGGTGCCGTCAGCGCCGGCGTTCTGGGCCTCGCCCTTCTGGCCGGCGTCCTTCTTCGGAGGCGTGCGCTTCTTCTTGACCTCGAAACCTACGGTCTTCATCTGGTGCCCTCCTTAAGCCTTGTAGCTCGAATAGATCAGGCCGGCCTTGTTCTCGTAAACGAAAACGTCGTGGAACAGGCGGTACTGCCACTTGTGGGCTTCCTTGTCCTGGTTCACGTCGGGGGAGAAGTAGCGCAGCTTCTCGTGCTTGTTCAGCACTGCGGCGGCTGACGGGTGGATCGCCATGAAGTTGATCGGCACGCCTGCGGCCGCCTGCTTGTAGCCGCCGGCCTCTTCGCCGGTCGTCTTGCCGTCGAGCAGGTCGATGGCCGTGAAGAAGCGGTTACCGGGCACCACGATGAGCTGCATTTCGTCGAACGTGTCGAAGTTGCCGTTCGGTGCCTCTCCCTGCCCGATGCGCCACGGCTGCGCCTTGCGCAGAAGCGTCTTCATGTGGGACGTGAGGCACAGCTTGCAGGTGGAAAGCTGCGCGCCGGCGTCCTGCAACGCCTCTTCCGCGAGCAGCACGGCGTCGAGCGCGGCGTCGGCGTCGGCGAACGTCTCGGCCTTCTTCACGCCTGCCTTCTCCGTGAGCTTCGAGAAACGGATCGCATCGACTTCTGGCACGACCTTGGCGCGCGCGAACTCTGCCATGAGGTTCGCGGAAACTACAAGCTCGCGTTCCTCGTCGTCCATAACGTCGACCTCGAACTCGCGGGCGCGCTCGTAGTTGAGCTTCACGGTTTCCCAGTCGAGCGTGACGCTTCCGGCGGGAAAGCCCACGGCTCGGTCGTAGTCGCCGAGGCCGTCCATGGCGATCTTCGCGATCTCCACCTCGCCGTTGCCCTTAAGCTCGCCCACGAGGTCGCTGTTCATGTTGAGGAAGCTCGTTTTGGCTTCGGCCTCGATAATCTTGTCGAGGCGGGCGGTGAACTTCTTAGCCGCTCCTCCCAAGTTGTTTGCCATGCTGTGGTTCCTTTCCTAGTGTTGCCCTACTTGAGGCCGAATGCGCGGTCGAGCTTGTCGTCGATATCGCTTCCGCCCGCGCCCTCCGGCTTCTTACCCGTAGAGCCTTTCTTCTTGTCTTCTGCGAACAGGTAGGGGTAATCGGCTTTGAGCTTGTCCACGTCGCCCTCGTAGTCGCCTACGAGCTTCTTCGCGGCCTTGAACTTCTTCTCGTCGGTGCACCCGGCGAGCTTCAATTCGTAGTCGGTGCGGATTTCCGCCTGGTCGTCCTTAAGCTCGGCGATCTTCTTCTCAAGCGCGGCGCGGCCCGCCTCGGTCTTCGCGGCTTCGCCGATCTGCTTCTCAAGCTCCGCGATCTTCGCGTCCTTCGTCGCGATATCGCGCTCGTACTTGCCTTTGCTGATTGCCGGGTGGCCGTGCTCGTCGGTCAGCTCTTCGCCGTCCTCCGCAGCGCCCTCGGCCCCTTCTGCGGCCGGCTTCGGGTCGGTCGCCTCCGTTGCCTCGGTCGCTCCTTTCTGCGGCTCTGCTGCGGCTTCCTCGCCGGCCTTGTCCTCGTTCTCGGGGTCCATGCCTGTCCTTTCCCTAGCGGTTGTTTACGCGGTTCCCTCCGCGCTTTAGGTGCGCTTTTTACGCGGCGCTTGGCGTTGGCTATATGGTCGGCGGGGTGTCGCGCCGCTCCGGGCGCTGGACGGAACGAAAAAGCCGCCCCGTGGGGCGGCTGCTGTCGGTGGATATGGGATTGCGCGGGGAGGCTAGTCTGGTATCGCCTCTATGAGGCGCAGGCATGCCTTGCCGTGTTCGTTGAGGCCGTCGCCCTTGGCGTTGATGCCGTGGCGCTGCAGCTCGGTCGATAGGGTCTCCTCGATGCGCACGAGCGCGTCGTCGTCGAGGCCGTCGAAGCTCTGCGGCAGGCCGAGCGAAGCGAGCAGGCGCTTTTGTCCGTCATCCAGCATTTCCGGCCTCCTTTGCCTCTCGTTCGTATTTGCGCGCTATTCGCGCCTTCGTCTTGTATGCCGTTATGATCTCCCCGGTGTCGGGGTTGATTATCACTGTAGCATCTTTTCCGACAAGTTTCTGGGCGCGCCGCCCGTTGTCGTCGGCCACGGCCTCGAACCTCTTTAGCGGCGACGTTATGGCGCTTGCCGCCGCGCGCTCCGTGATTCCGCGCTCCCGCATCCGCTCGGTCCCGTGCTTCGTCCTCGCCGGTCCCGTGGTCTTCGGCATGTCGCCAGCCCACTCGCGGTGCTGGTTGCGGTGGAGCACCGATGTTCCCGGCTTCGCCTTCGCGTTTGCTTCTTCGAGCAACTTGCGCATGGCTTCCTGTCGGCTTTTGATCGCTTGCTTCGCCTTCATAACCTCTGCGAGCTTTTCGGCGCTGCGGTCGGCGTCGTATTCTGCCTGCGCGCCTCGCAGCTCGCGCTTCGCCTCGCGTATGCGGCGCTCAATGTAACGCTGCTTCTGCGTGAGCCGGTATACTTCATCGCCCCTCACGCCCGATGCGTGCTTCGGGTCGTGGGCGTAGGCATGGCGCGTGCCGTGGATGTACGGCGCGAACGAATGGCGGCAGTTCGCCCCGAGCAGCCCTTCGACGGTTCCGTAGCCCGTCGCGCTGTAGAAGTCGCGATACCTCACGCCGCCTATGGTCACGTCGCCTTTGAGGCTGTAGCACCGCCCCTGCCACTCGGCATGTTCGGGGCGCGCTCCCGGATGGCTCGAAACCTCCACGAGCGCCACGTCAAGCTCGTTCATGCGCTCGAGCGTCATGCGCGCGCCGTCCTGCGCGATCTGCGTGCGCACGTGGCGGCGCACGGCAACGTCAACCTTGTTTTTCACCGTCTGCCGGCCAGTGGCCGCGTTGCGATAGCTGATGATGCTTATCCCTTCGCGCTCAAGCTGGCGCACGGCTTCGTGTATTGCCTTGTCTGGCGTGGTCGCGCTTATGTTCACGCTGGTGATGGCTCGCGTCGAAGCCTCCAAGAACGCCCGCTTCGCGCCGTCGATCATGTCGAGGTTGTCGCGTTCGAGGATGCGCGCTATCCCATCGACGGTTGCGGCGACCTGGCGGTGGTAGGCGGTCCTCCCGCCGCCGAGCCTGCGCACGTCGTCCTCGTCCGACCGCTTGAGCGCGTCTTCGACTGACGCCATCACGGCCGCAGCGATTCCGCCGGAATTGCGCCGCAATATCTCGCGTAGCGCGCCGTCGTGCGTCTGCGCGAGCATGGCCAGCGACGTGTAACCGCGCGAGGTGAGCTTTTCGTCTAGCAGCATCTGCGCCACGAGGTAGTCGAGCATTTCCGCCTCGATCTGCGTGTAGGCAGCGGCCACCATGTCGCCGGCCTTGTCGATGTAATCGGGATCGAGCATTAGAACCCGATATCGACTATCTGCTCCGCCGGCACGGCCGCAACGGCGTCCTCTTCGCTCATGCCGTAGTACTTCATGAGGTATTCGACCTTAAGGCGGGGGACCCCCAGCGCGGCGATCTCCGCGAGGGCCATGCTCTTCTCCGCCTGCGTGTCTGTGATGATCGAATCGTCGAAGCCGATGCTCACCAGCCCGACCTTTCCGAGCTTCGCGCCGCAATGGAGCTGCGCGCACAGCAGCGCGGCGCGCATAACGTCGTCGATGGCCGCGCGCACGACGTTCTCGTGCTTCCTGATGTTGCGCATAAGCGCCGAATTGTCGCTCGATACCTCGGTGGCCGTCTTCAAGCCGCCGCCCTTGTCGAGAACGAAGTAGTTCTGTCCGAATCCGCACAGGTCGCCAAGCTCCGCGAGTGCGACGCCGAACGCCTCCTTGAGCGGGGTGACGCGGATATCAGGGCTGAACACCTCGAAGAAGTCTTTGCCCGTCTGCCCCGCGATCTTGCGGAAGAACCGCCCCTTCGGCCCGCGCGGCGCGACGGGAACCATCCGCCCCTTGTCGTCGCGCACGTCGATCATCTCGTCGGACATGAACACCATGGCCTCGGTGAGGTCGATTTCGTTGCACAGCGCGTCGAACGTCAGATCGACCGCCTTGATCGCGTCCACACCGTCGGCGAAAACGCTCATGCCGTAGGGCGACAGATCGACGCACGTGTTCTCGATAGCCGGCTTGATGATGCCGAATGGCGGGAGGTCGATCAGCGTGTCGAAGTCGGGGAGCACGCCATGCCGCTCGGCGTCAACCTCGCGGCCGTCCATGAACAGCTTCGTTTTGATGTGGTACGTGCCTTCGTCCAGCACGTAGAGCTGCAACTGATAGGCGCGCTTGCCCTTGAGCGAAACGCTCGTGCAGAACGCGCACTCGGTGATGCCCTCTTCGTCCCACGACAGCGGCACCACCATTCGCGCGTCGTAGCGACGGATCTTCATGGCGGTTTCCGTGTAGCCCCTCACGTCGAACCACAGCGCCCACGCGCCGGTGCCGAGCGCCATGCTCTTCTCTACGAGCGATTGGCCGTTGACCCAGAAGTTCGAGGCGTCGAGGAACCAATCGAGCCATTTAGCGGCCTTCGCCCCCTCGCAGGTGATCGTGGTTCCCTCGTTGAGGATCAGCGATGCCCACTCGCGGCACACGCGGCGCGCCGGCCTGATGCTCATGCGCCGACGCGTCTTCTTGCGGCCCTCGACGGTCGTATAGCCCTCGTCGTACCACTGCGTGGTGCCGGTGTACCACTGCCACCACGTCGAGATGAATCCCTCCATCGAGGTGTTGGCGGTGTAGCCCGCCTCCTTGATGGCGTCCTTCACGCAGCTCGGTATGCTGAATTCGTCTAGCGCCATTGCCGCCCTTTCCGTCCGTGTTCGCTGTCCCTATTCTTCGGCAGGTGTCGCGCGGTATGCGCTCCTGGCGCGGCGCACCACCGGCATGAGTGAGTAGCGCACGGCGTCGATCCAGTGGTCGTTCCCGTCGGGTATCTCGTTGAGCACTTCGCCGTCCTTGTTGACCGCGTACTGCATCGCGCGCACTTCCGCCGCGAGCTTCGGGCACCGCACGGGATCGATGACCCACGTCGATGACTGAACGAACCGATACGACGCGTCGCGCATGTTGCCCTTGCCGGCCTCGCGGGCGTTGATCCCCGCGTCCCTCTGCGCCGCTATGGCCTCCGGCGCGGCGTCGTCCGACCTCACGGGGATATGGTGGTAGACGGGATCGCCGTCGGGCGTGTCACGCCACGTGAGCAGCGCCCGTATGCGCTTCGCCTGCTCGCCGGGATGCAGCTTGTTCGCGCCGTCCTCGGCGAACGTGAGCAGCGTACGGGTGCCCTGCCGCCACTCTGACAACGTGAACGCCCAGGGGTCCGGGTACCATCCGAAGTCCTGGCCTGCCTTGAGGTTGTCGAACGCCGCGATCTCCTCGTCCGTTATCTCGCGGAAAACGACCTTCTCTGGGTCGAACACCTCGAGGCCCATGCCGACGGCCTCGCCCATGTATTCGTGCAAATATGCCTTGAGGTCGATGCGCCGCAATTCCTCGGCGTCCGTGATGAATTGATCGCCGAGCCATTCGCGCGGGGCGTTGAGGTAGTTCGACACGAACACTGGTTCGCCCGCATCGCGCCGGCGCTGCATTTCGATGTTGATCCACGAATGCACCGAGCGGGGCGGGTTGTAGGTGTAGAGGCGTATGCAGTCGTTGCCGCCGCGCGTGAGCGATTGGTTCACCTTGCGGATTTCAGCAAGGCCACGGAACATGTCGGCTTCCTCGTACCACGCAACGCCGATATGGCCGAACGGCACCTTGATCGATTTTATTTTTTGGGCGTTGTCGCAGCCTCGGAAGATAATGAGCTGGCCCGTGCTGCGCTTCTTGATGCGCAGCGTCGAATCGGGCATTTCGTACTCGTCTTCAAGCCCCAGCATCTTGATCGCCCACACGACCTGGGCATAGGCGGCATCGCGTATCGCCGTCTTGTACTTCATCAGCACCAACGCGTGCTGCTCTGGGTTGCGCTCGATGTAGTTGACCACTTCGAGCGACGCGTAGGACGATTTCATGGAGCCTCGCCCGCCGCCGAGCCACACGTCGGTTATCTCGCGCCGCGCGATCATGCGGTGGGGGCGGCAGAAGTCGGGCGATATCAGCAGGCCGAAGTCCGCGACGAACAGCGGGCGCACCGTGGCATCGTCCTCGGCATAGGGTAGCAGCTCGCGGGACGCTGCGACGAGCGCGTGCGAGGCCGCAGGGTCGATTCTGCGGCCCGTTTCGGCGTCCTCGGCCACCCGTGCCCATGCGGTATCCGCTAGGCTGTCGAGGCGGCGCAGGAGCCGCCCACGCGTGAGCTTCGCGTCGCGCGCCCCGGCCTCGTTCAGCTCATTCAGCCTTGCCGAAACCTTAGCTTGCTTTTCGAGGTTGCACGCCTTCGCGTCCACCGCCGCGTCGGTCGAATTGCACTTCGGATATGCGGCCCTGTAGGCGCGGCGCTGCGACAAGCCCCTCGCGCGGGCTTGGCAATACAGCTCTTGGTTCTGTGTCAACTTCTGGGCCATGCCTAGCATGTTCCCGGAGGCGTCGCGCCATAAACGACGAGCGCCGCCCGGTGTGGACGGCGCTCTCGGAGGAGGGTGGTGCGCGGTAAGGAGAATCAGGAACCCGCGCAGTTCGCATTGTCTGGCCGGTGTCGCGTCATGCGAGCACTTCGGGATCCGTGTGCTCGCCGCATACGTGCTTCGGCGGGACCCTCGGCGCGTGCTGCACTGGCGCTCCATCGTCTAAGAACACCTCGGGCGGGTATCGCCTGCATTCGATCATGCCGTCCTCGTCGATGATTCCGCCCCATGCGCAGTTGCCGCAGCACGGCCGTTCGTCTACCATCGGCGCTTGCCCTTCTCGCGGAACCTCTGGCGCGATCCCTCGGGCTTCGTCTGCTCGTCGGCGATCCTGCGAATCTCGGCCATGGATTCGGCCATGCGCTCGAACGCGTCTTTCGCCGATTCGCCGACGCTGGCTAACCCGGCTGCGAGGGCGGCAATATCGGCCTTGCAGAACTTCGAGGCTTCTGCGACGCGCCTCACCGTATCTTCGAGGCTATCCGGCATATGCCCTCCTTCACCCATAGAGCGAGGCTTCCAATTACACAGAACGGCACAATGAGGAACACGAACGCGGCCAGCACGACGAGCACCAGCGGCACCAAAGCCGCGTCCTCCATGAACCCGGCGCAGCCGGACGGCTGGCGGTTCTTGTAATGCGTGCTCATAGCGGCATCCCGAGCGTCGCCTTCAAGCTGTCGCGCGCCTGCGCCCTGGTGCTTCCGCTCGCCGCCTCTTCGACTTCCCATCCGCATTCTTCGCAGAAGGCGAAAGCGGCGATCTTGCCTTCCTCGTACCCGGTGTACTGCGTGGCGATGCGCACCGCAGCCCCGCACTCCGGGCATTCGATATCGTATTTGCTCATAGCCTGAACCTTTCTTGCGCCCAACGCCGATAGATCGCGCCGAGGCGTTCGCTGTTCTCCGCGATGTATCGCTCGCTTTCCTCGTCGTCTGGCATACCGCCCACGTAGCAGGCGTATTCTCCGTACTTCTCACGGAACCCCGCGAGGTCGCCCACCCTGCAATCGCCGGCGTTTGCGCCTCCTGCCTCGAATAAGCATTCACCCGAGTTGCACACCATCGGCCTCGCTTTCCAGCCATTCGAGCGCGTAAGACTTCCTATAGTCGCTGCCGAGGTGCTTCCATTCGGCATCTATGCCGGGGAAGCGGGCGAACACCGAATCGTTTATCCTCTGCCGCACCTCGCTATCGGCGATCATTTCAGCCGCCCGATCCGGCGAGCCGAAGTATTTCTCCCAGTTGGTCATTCGATGACCTCAATTCGATGCGGCGGCGTTATCTTCGTGGGGATGATTCTGCGCGGCATGTTCCAATCGGCCATGGAATCGTGCAGCACTATATGGTCTACGTCATCGGGTTTGAGCCAGTCGTTAATTACGCACGGTTGCCTGTTCTCGTGTCGCATGTACCAGCCGCGCAATACCTCGTTGCCGTCCTCGTCCAGCACGCGGACCATCGGCACCCCGGGAATCGGCTCTGTTCCGATCATTCGCCTGCGCCTTCCTCTTCGCTTTCCCTCTTCTTCCACATTTCGCACACTGGGCGGTGCTCGCAGTCGATGATCACGTTCAGCTTCGTGTCGCCACTGCGTTTCCTCGCCACCACCGCCTCGGCGGAAGGATCGACGAGACTGCATCCTTCCTGGCATTCTTCGAGCATGCTGTAAACGTTAGCCTTCATGACGTGCCCGCCTTTCGCGCTTCTGCTCCACTGCCTTGAAGTTGTAGACGGGGTACAGGCGCTTCTCCACCTTGACGGTTGGGTAGAGCGCATCGACGATCTGCTGCGCGGGCTTGTAGGCGTCGGGTGCCTCGTCGAGCGTGCCTTCGCCCACCGTGGACGAGTAGACGTTCGCCATCTGCTCGCGGAAGCCATCGACGGACAGCTCGCGCTTCGCCCTGGCGCGGCTCATGGCCCGGCCGGCCCCGTGCGGTGCCGAGTTGTTCCAATCCTCGTTTCCGCGTCCTACGCCGAGCACCGAGCCGTCGCGCATGTTGAGCGGAATGAGCACGCGTTCGCCCTCCTGCGCGCTGATCGCTCCCTTGCGCACGATACCGTCGTCTCCGATGTAGTTGTGGACGGTGTGGAACGTCCCTCCCATCAAGACGCCCAATCGAGCCTCGCGGTATATTGCGTGCATCATCGCCTCTCGGTTCAGCCCCGCCCATCGCTCGCACAGGTGCATATCGTGGAGGTAGGCGTCGCGAAGCTCACCGGTGAGGTATTCGAGGCCCTTCGGCGTCGGCTCCTTGCACGTCTCGACGGCCATTCGCTGGTAGATGTTGGCGACTTGCAGTCCGAGGTTTCGGGAGCCGGAGTGCACGACGAGGTACGCGTCGCCGTTGCCGGCGGCGTCGATCTCGACGAAGTGGTTCCCGCCGCCGAGCGTTCCCATGCTGCGCTCTAGGCGCTCGACGTTCTGCAGCTCGTTGCGGCACAGCAGCCCC